GGGCGTGCCGCCGGCGCAGACGGCATCATGCACATCCATGCACGCAAAGACGTAGCCCCGAGCTGTCTCGCCCGCCTCGCCACATGGCCCGGCCGTCAACGTGATGTCCGAACCGGGCTCCTCGACGCTGGCCCACCGCAGCCAGGCCTGCCCCTGCCCCCAGGGCCGGCACATGACGCTCGAGGTGTCCACACAATCCGGGCAGTAGTCCCCGACCGATTCGACCCGGCCTCCAACCCAAAGGACAACCCCCATCAGCCAAACGACGACTGCATCCCTCCCTCGTGAGGCCTGATACATCGGATCACTCCTGTCAAGAAGACGGCGCCCTCACCGGACCGTTCACGTACAAACCCGGGTTCGATGCCCTGCGGACCGAATCCCAACAAACCCTTCCAAGACCCCGGCGGTGGTCGCCTGCGGGTCCCGACGACATCTCATACAGCGCCCAATCGCTCGACAAGAGGAAATTTCGTGACAGTGCCATACAGTTGGCACTGGGAACGAAAAAAAAGTCCTCTTCGGCAACATCTTCCTGGCCCGTCTGCCCCAGAATCACCACTGGCCTTCCCTCGCCGGACTCGGGTAGGACGGCAACCGTCCCCTGGGAAACAGCCGCCCAGGCCGGTTTTTCCCACCGACTGGGGCACTGGCGAACCTGCGTTGACCAGCGCAGGCGCACTGTCCGCCTTTGCGTTACTTGACGACGTTCCGCCGCACCAACTCCAGGACATACCTGGGGATCTTGTGCCACGTGTACACCGTCGGCGTCACCGCCCCCAGTGCCAGGGCGAACTCCGGCTCGCCGTTGGCCGGTTCGCAGATCACGCCCAACGTCCAGCCGGCCCCGTCGCAGATCACCCACGCCGGATGCACGTCGCCGGCAAACTCCACCTTGACCCGCTCACGCACCTCCTCCACATCCAGCAACGCCACCATCCGACCCTGCCCGGTCACCTCCACCGTGGGCCGGTCGAGCGTCATCACCCCGGGATTCGATTCCACCAGATACGCCAGATGCCCCAGGTTCGCCAGGGCCTGCTGCCGCGCCTCGGCCAACTGGCGTTCCTTCATCTTCTCGTCGCGCCGGGCCTGGCGCAGGGCGGCCTTGATCTCCTTCTCCGTCGCCACCACCGTCTGACCGTTAATCTGCAGTTCCATCATTCGCCCTTTCTTGTGCCTCTGCTGCGTCATCGAACGGACGCAGGGCCTCGTACAATTCTGCCGTCTCCACCAGCTCCACCGACATATCGACCTCCAGCGACGCCAGCAGATCCCGCGCCTTGCGGGCCGCACGCACCAGCGTCTGCAACGGCGTGTCCTCGGGCGATCCCCGGAACGCGGACTCGCCCGTGTCCTGTCGCTGTGACGTTGGTGGGAAAGCCCCGTTGAGCAGGTCCAGCACCATCTTTAGCCGATCGGCCTCCGGTATCGGCGCGCCCAGCAACTCGGCCAGATGATGCAGCAGGCTGGCCCCCTCATCGGCCGCCGTGATGAGCTGTTGGATGTTCTGTTCGGCCGTGCTGGATCGCTCCTCGATGTCGCCCCAGGCCTCCAGTCCGCCGAAGGCGGATCGGGCGTCCTCCAGAAGCTCTGACCGCTTGGCTGGATCTTCGCCTCGCTCCAGGGCGGCTGTAAGCCGCTCCGCCAGGTCCAGCAGTCGCGTCAGTTTCTCCGCCGGTATGATCTTGTACATTCTTCGCTCCTTACAGCAGGTCGTCCAAGTAGTCCGGTTCCAACCCCAACACATCCAGGCACACGTCTTCGGCCCCCAGCAGATCGCCCTCGGCGATCCGTTCCTCCAGCTCCGCCCGGGCCGCGTCGATCATCTCCTGCGCTTCACGGGCCGTGATCCCGTCCCGTTCCATCAGCATCCTCTGCAGCCGTGTCATGCTTTCGCCCTTTCAGTAGGGGCCCCGGCCCGATCACCGGGGCCCTTGCCTGGCCTCACCTCACGCCGACAGCAGCTCCAGGGCCCGCTTCTTGACGTTGGCCGCCGTGCCCCACAGCAGACTGTTCATCCGGGCATCACTGGCCCCGTAGTCTGCGGAGGCCGTAAACGTCCGGTGGTGGTCCTGCTGCTCGGTCACCGCCGAGTACAGCGCCCACCGCGTCCCCCGCACGCCCGGCTCATCGTTGCCCACCCCGGACCGGAACAACCGGACCAACTCCGCCCGCCGGTTCTCCAGCCACGTGCTGGCCGTCTTCGGATCGCCGTGGTCGTCCTTGGGCGGGACGTACAGTGTCTCGGCGAACACCTGAGCGTCGGAGGCCGTCACCGGTGTCTTGATGAGCCGCTGGAACACCTCTTCGAGCCGGTTGTAGTACACCCCCGTCAGCTCCAGGACCTCGCGGGCCTGGGCCGCCTGCGCCTTCCAGTTGCGATAGTGCATCACCGACACCGTATCGCGCCCGTTGGCTTGCACCTTGCCGTTGCGCATCCCGAACGCCGCCGACAGCGTGTTCTGGCACACCACCCGGATCGGCGTCCACTTGATATGCAGGCTCAGCCGTCCATCGTGGCCCGTGCAGCACACCAGGTACTTGTCCACCTTGTCCGGCCCGATCTGCATGGCCTGTGGCAGCTTGCAGGTGATCCAGATGCGCTTGCCGCCGTACAGGCTACCCGCCGTGTGGTACATCGCCAGCCCCTCCCCCACCAGCGAATCCAGGAACGCAAACGCCTCCTGGTTCTGGATGATCTCGTACGACTGGCCCACGCAGCCCAGGATGGCCTCGTCCTCGGTCCGCACCGTGGCGAAGTAGTTCGGCACTTCCTGAGCCACGACCGGAATGCCGTCCACCGCCGCCGTGCCCCGCAGGTACAGGGGCCGCTTTTCCACCGTCCAGTCCAGCCCCGCCAGCCGGATCGCCGCCTCCGAGGTCACTTCCTTTTCGACCGCCGTCCCCAGCCCGTGCCAGGGCACCTGGCCCGAGTAGAACGTGCGAGCGGTCCCGTTACTTGTGATTTCGATTTGGTGCGCCATGATCTGTTCTCCTTGCCTGTGGCCCCGCCCCGCCGGGCGGAACCTTCGTTTCGGTCACGCGTTGAGGCCCTCCATCAGACCTCGCAGGAAATCCACCATGTTCTGCGCCTGCCTTTCGCGGGACACCGGGAATGACTCTCGGGCCGGGATGTGCTCGCCGACGACCTCGATCTGTTCCGGATCAAGCTCCAGCACGACGCGGCCGTTCCCCTCGCCGTACCACTCCACGTAGGGATAGTCCACATAGTCCACAGGCTTCAGGCCCGCCGTGATGTCCCCCGCCCGGCCGACCTGCGCCGCCGAGAACCCCTTCATGTACGCGGCGGCCTCTTTCGGGCGGGGTGCCTCGACGGCCGCCGGTCCCCGCAGCCGCAGCGTGGTCCCCCGAATGTCTCGGTGGAAGTCTCCCTCCAGGTCCAGCCTCACCTTTCGCCGCATCCCCGCAAAGCGCAGCCACCCCGTGACCTTGCCGAGATGCGTGTTGTCCAGTTCGCCTTCGATCAGATACTCCGTGGGTCTCCACGCCATGTCATCGCCCTTTTCTGATGGTTGCGTCCCTCACGCCGAGCGCCGGTGTCTGCTGCGTTGCGGTCGGTGGTTGAACGGCATGAACAGCGCCTTGACGGTGACTTCGTGATTCACCGCCACCAACATCGTCGGTGCCGTCTCCGTGTACGGCGGCTGGACCTTGACCACGACCTTGGTGATCTTCAGCTTGTCCACGGCCTTGAGCGTCTTCTCGAAGCGCCACACGTCGATGCAGTTCTGATGCGTCAGCGCCAGCATCGTGAACGACCGGGCTACGCTCTTCGGCTCCCGCTCCACCAGCGTCCGCACACCCGTCGGCCAGTAGTCCTGGTACGCGGGGAACCTGTGGCCATTCGGTGGCACCGTGGCCGGCACCAGGAACAGCCCGTCCAGCTCGTACAGCCCCGGCGCCACGCCGTGCTCGAACTGGACCGCCACCAACTGCGTGCCGTCCGTGGCCACCAGCTCCCGCTCCGTCGCCAGGACGCAGTTCAGGGCGTACCGCGTACTGTCCTTCGCCAACGCCGCCCTCAGCACATCCGCGATCTTCTTGTCCAGCTTGTACCCCTGGACGCTTTTCATCGTGGGGGTTTGCATGATTCGCCCTTTCAGGCAAAGGTGGAGGGGCGAGCGCCGCGCCCGCCCCGTTTGTTTAGGCATAGTATTTGTCCACGATCGTTTTGATGGCCGCGACCGCCAGGTCCAATTGGCGCAAGTCCCCCCACGCGAAATATTCGACAGCAAGGTTGAGCGCGTGGATTTCCGCCGTGGCGGGGTCGGTGGCGAAGGCGCGGAGTTCGCCCACCCCGGGATATTCGGGATGGTCGTAGGGCAGTTGGCGGGATTCCAGAAAGACGCGCCCGCGAGTCGTGGTCCAGTTGGTGGGAAGTGTTTTCGGTTGCATTGTATGCCCTTTTCTATTGGTTTTGATTATGTCTATATCTTACCGCATTTAGCGGCTATAGTCAATTGAAAAATAGCCCATTGGGCAGTTTTTTTCTCTGGTGCGGTATCCGGCATCCTTCATGGTGACTCAAAAAAAGAGGCGGCCGGCGCGACGCACCGACCGCCCCCGGAGGGGAGAAAACTTCCCTTACGGATAATCCGACCGGCTGACGATCAGGCTATGGACCTGCGAGGCCAGGCCGTCGCGCACGCTGTACACGTCCACCCGAAGGCCGGCCTGCTTAGCCCCGAAGTCCGCGACCTCCATCGCCTCGGTGTACGTGTAGCTGCCGGTGGTGATCCCCGAGGCCGTCCGCTTGAGCACATCACCCGTGCTGTAAATCTTCACCGTCACCGACTGGTTCGTCTCTCGGGTATTCGTCCCGCTCTCGGCCGTCCCCAGCAGGTTGTCCCCGTCGGTCAATCGGTTGCGGTCCTCCCACGTCAGGTCCAGGTCCCCGCTGTACGTCGTCCCATACAGCACGCCGTCGATCGTGAGCACCGCCGGCGGCAGCGGCTTATACAACCGCCCGGTGATCGTCGTATTCATCCCCGTGGCCGACGCCTCCGCCAGGCGGCCCTTCGCCGTGGCGGGTAGGACCTTGGCCCCCGGCGTGTCCGTGTTGTCCAGCTCCACCTCGAACAGGAACGCCCCGGACTCCACGAACCAGATCCGGCCCCCGGCGTTGTGCGCCGCAGGCACCGTATCGGCCCCACCCCGCTTGACCGTGACTGACGGCGTGGCCGTATTCACGTCCGTCACGATCAGGATCTCATCGTTCAGGACGGCATAATCCCCCACGGCCACCATCTCGAGGTCCACGGCGCCGGCCAATGTGATCTGGACGTTCGATGCGCCCTGGGTCAGCCCCGACACCAGCTCCGCGGTGGGACAGAACCCCGCCACGCCGTAGCTGACGTAACTTGCCGTGTTCACCTCCCGCAACAGGACCTCGGCGTCGATGCTGTCGAGGGTGGGTTTCTCGGCGACCGCCATCAGATACCCGATATTCGCCCCCAGCGTTTCGGCCACCGTCGGCCCCACCACGTCCCTGGCCACGGTGTAGTACGGGGCCTCGATCAGGGCCTGCGCCGTCACCGCCGTTGGCTCATTCCAGGGCTGGGTCCACTGGCTGGCCGCCGGATCGGCGTACAGCGCCGTCGCCGCACTGAACACGTCCTCCACGCACTCCAGCCGCACACGTCCCTCCACCAACTCCCCGTAGTCCGCCGACACCACCCGGACGATCATCTCGCTGATCCCCAGGATCGGCCAGGTCAGCTTGAACACGTCGTTCACCTGGAGGGCCGCCATGCGGCGGTTACCGGTGATCTTCATCGTCGCCAGGCAGCTCGTGAGCTGTCGCAGCTCGCGGGCCGCGACCCGATTCGCCAGGCTGGCCTTGGCGATCCCCGGATAGTCGAACACCCGGTCGATGACCGCCCCCCCTTGACGGTCGATCATCGCCACATCATGCACCACCGCCAGGGCGGGCTCATTCGTGATCCGGTCCACATACCGCACCGTGACCTGGTTGGGCACCTCGCCGATCGCCCCCCGGCCAAAATCCTCCACCGTCTCGATGTCGTCGTCGTTGTACACCGTCAGGGCGGACGGCGTATAATCCTCCCGCGCCAGGCCCAGCTTGAACTGGCCCGTCGCGTTGTCCAAAAACAGCACGCCGTCGATATGCGCCAGCACCTCCCGGATAAACTCCTCGATGCTCTCGCCCGACGCCCACACGAACGACAGGCCAAACCCCTCGGCATAGAGCGTATCGGCCGCCGCCTCGAAGCTCGCCGCGTCGATCTCGCTGGCCGTATACCCCAGGCCCCACTGCGTGCTCGTCAGGCACTCCCGGATGATATGCGCCGGGTTCAGGTCGCCCTCGATGTCCGCCTTGGCCGGATACCACTGCGGGTTGCCGTCCGTCAGCACCGCCGTGCGCTTGGCCAAAAACGACCACGGCTTGAGATACGGGCTCGTCCCCACCCGCACCTGCCGCAGGATCGCGCCCACCAGTCCCCGAAACGCCGGCACGTCCGATCCCAGCTTGCTGGTGAGATAACTGTTGGCCGTCTGGCTCGCCCCTCCGTACTCCAGGTCCACCGTCCCCACCACGCCGCCTTCCCGGTCCTCCCCGCCAAAGAGATTCGGCTGATGGATCACGGCCTGCGTCTGTCCATCCGCGGCCTCCTGCGTCTCATCGGCGGCATTGGGCCAGGCGCACTTATCCCCCACCCAGATCTGTCTGATCCCGTCGATCACGCCGTGGCACAGCAGCATGTGCATCCCCACGCTGTAGTGGTACCCTATGATCTGCTTCTTTCGGCTGCTGGAAAACAATCCCATCTCGCCTCACCTCTTGATCGGATAGCTGGCCAGGTCTCCCCACCACACCACGTTCGGCCCCGTGATCCGCCGGGTCCCGAACAGGACCGGCACCTCCCGGCCCTCCTGGGCCGTGGGCACGTCGAACTCGGCCGCCGTCGCCGGCCGGGCGTGCGTCACCTTGGGCTTGGGGCGCAGGGCATACGACAGCGCCAGGGCCCCGACAAACAGCACGATATTCCAGAACATGCCCCTCTCCTCACATGATGGGGTCCCCGCCGAATGGATTCTTCGTCGGAATCCACGGCTGGCCCCCGAAGTTCACCAGATTATTGAACTTCGCCTTGCACGTCGCCGGCGTATGATCGCACCCCGGATACACGTCAAACGTGCCCCCCGTCTGGATTCCCGGGATCGCCGACGAGATCGTCACCGTGTTCGTGGTGTGGCTCGTGATCAGCCGCCTGTACGCCCCGTACACGATCTTGCCCGCCGTCCAGTACCCGTTGGCGTGGCCGCTGAACACGCTGGCCGTGATCGTCAATCCCGAGGCCGATGCCACCATCCCGCTTTCCTTGCACAGATCGGCGTTGACGCCACAGCCCGGACCGTACAGGGCATAGTTACACAGCCGCTGGTACCGCCGCCGCAACGCCCCCCGCAGCCACGACACCGTCCGCGGCTCGCACCGAAAATGCGCCAGCTCCGCGTCCCACGTCACCTGCGCCACGAATCCCTGCCAGAGCGTCACGAACTGCGTATCGTGGCCCCGCAGGATGGACAGGGCGATCACCTCCTCCAAGGGGCGCATCAGGTACTCGGCCGCCAGCGGGTGGTTGCGCCGCACGCTCACCGTCACCTCGTTCTTCCACGGGTCGTCCGTCGTCACCAGGGCGGACCGGCGGATCAGGACCGGCTCGTACACCTCGGAGTTGTACTCCACCTCGTCGGCCGCCGACGTATACCGGTAGCTCACCGCCCCCCGCACGAACCGGTATAGCTCGATCGGCTGGCCCTCGGCATCACTGGTTTCGTAGGCCTGATAGGTCATGCTACGTCGTCACCGCCTCCACCTGCAGGGTCGCCTCCAGGACATCCACCCGGTCCCAGCGGATTTCCACCGCGTCGGCCGCCAGCCGCACCCGGTCCAGCCAATGCAGCGTCACCTGGCCGACCACCAGGTCCCGCCCGAAGGGCGCATCCACCGTCACCACCTCCCAGGTCGTATCCGTGGCGATCCCCGTGATCCGGCGGCAGATCCGCTGTCCGTCGCTGAACACCGCCATGAGGTGATTCTTGAGAGGATCCCCCGTCGCATAGTTGCCCACGAAGTCCCGGGCCTGCACCTTGAAGGACGTGCTCGGGTCCGTCGCCGTCTCATACAGCTCCAGCTCTCCCCGGAACGTGGGCAGCCAGAACGTATCCCGCATCCCGTGCAGCGAATGCAGGAACCTGCGGAAGTCCCAGCACGCCGCCCGCGTCTCCTTATGCACCGTATACGCCTGCTTTTGCAGCTCGAAATCCCGGTCGCTAAAGACGTGCGCCTTGCCCGTCTCGAAGTCGCTGATCACGACCAGGGCGTTACTCTCGCGGTCAATGCTCCCATCCACATACGTCGGCTCGGTCACCACCGCCTTGCCGTCATAGCTCAGCGCCGGCGTGTACCCGGTCAATTCGATATTGTCCTCCACCAGGAAGCTCAGCCTCAATTCCATCAGGTCCTCGATGAACTCCCGGATCGGCACCGCCTGATGGACCGCCACCGTTCGGCACGGCATGATCAGCTTGGGCCCCGTCCAGGCCGTCTGGATCGGCGAGTCCAGCGTCACCGTCGTCCCCACGATGCTCTGGATCGTGGCCAGGGTGTGGCGGCGGTTATTCTGCCAGATCGTCAACAGACCGCCTTCCCGGAAGTCCGCGTTCGATGTGTCCAGTATGATCTGCGACTCGTTGACCTGGATGTCCGCCGTATGCGCCACCGCCTCGGTCCAGATCGGAAACCCCCACGCCCGATCCTGCCAGCGGTGCAGGCCCCCCAGCATCCGCACGATGTCCTCCTTGTCCGTCAGCAGGACCGTGATCTCGAAGCTCTGCCGCGGCGCCCGCCGCAGCGCCATCCGCTGCTCCCTGCCCGACCGGCTCACCTGCCGCATCGTCTTCCACTCCAGCCGCTCGATCATCGGCGCCTGCGGCCGCCAGCCCAGCATAAAGATGCGGATCCCCGTCGCGGTGAACACCACGTCGTTGGCGTCCGTAAAGTCGAACGTGAACGTGGCCTCGAAGCTGGCCGGGCCCTCCGTCGAGGCGGTCAGCGTGACGGTCTTTTGCTCCAGGGCCTTGAACTGGGCCGGGGCCGACACGTCCATCGACAGCCCCTCGGCGTTCTGCGCCTGGATCGCCGCCAGCGTCCTGCCCACGAAATGCGCGTTCCACACATAGAACGTGGTCTGGACCTGATTGACGATCGGTCCGAAGTCAACTCGGGCCGGGTACAGGTGGATTCGGTAGTACAGCTCCTCCAGGTAGCTCGGGACCTTCTGGCCCGTCCAGGCGTTCTGCACCGTCTCGACGGGCAGCTCATCCCCCCAGCCGCCAGACACCGCCGGCGATGCCGCCCAGGCACCGAACGCCGCCAAGCCATCCCCCGCGAACGACTCGATGTTCACCGACACCGGGACGTTGACCCACCCGAACGGCGGCACCGCGACTTGTCCGGTATGATCGGCCACCCTTTAGACCACCTTCTTGACCGCCAGGCCGAGGTTCTGGTTATAGTAGCCCGTACCCTTCTTGAGGGACGCCAGCAGGACCCAGGTATCACTGCCCAGCGTGATCTCGTCCTTGGGGTTCACGTAGTCCATCCGCACCGCCGCCAGGCCCTCCGGATACCCCACATACGTGTACACGCCGCTGCTGCGTCCGATGCAGTGGTACAGCGGCAGCAGGACGACGTTGCCGTTCACCGCGTTGGGCTCCTTGGCCAGCAGCCCCGTCAGCAACGACCCGTTCCAGCCGGCGCCGGAGGTACTCTCCAGTGCCCCCGCGGCCAGCGGCCCCAGCAGGTTCCCCGCCGCCGACAGGTAGCTTGACACATCCAGCCGCCAGCCCGTATAGCCGTCCACGCTGTCCAGGTACACCCCCGTGCGGGCGTAGTACGTCGCCCCCGGGTTCTCAAAGGGTCCCTTGCCGTAGGCGTCGCTCTCATAGTACGCCATCTCGGGCGCGTACCCCGGATTCGAGCCCGTATAGAACATCCCCCCGGTATAACTACCGGCCTTGGCCAACGAGCCGAACACCAGCCACTGAAACTCGTTGGTGGCGATCTCCACCACCACGCCCACGGTATCGCCCACCGTGAAGAAGATGTAGGACGGGATCCCGCTGGTGGGCACCCGCGTCATCGCCACGCCATAGTAGTCCCCCGTGCCGTCCCGCTGCGGGGCCCCGGGCTGCTCATACCACGCCAGCGACCCGTTGTAGCCCGTCGAGCCGTTCATCGCGATCCCCGTCACCTCGTGGGCATAGTACCCCGCCGCGTTCGGCGTGCTGTCGCTCTGCACCCGGTAGAACGGCGTGTTCCGAACGCACGACCGGAAGTTGAAGTACGCGCTGCCCTTATGCACGTGGAGCCGGTACCCGTTGCCTGGATTCATACCCGTGTACTGATACCGCGTGTACGTATCCGCCGCCCAGCCGTCCACCGTCCAGCCCTCGGCGATCAAAAACAGCCGCAGCTTGTCCAGCAGATCGTCCGGATCGGTCGCCACCCTGGTCTGGTAACTCATCGTGTTACTCCAGCTTCAACGCCCAGTAGTTCCACGTCCCCGTCCGGAACGCCTGTTGAAACACCCGATACGTGTCGCCGCCGATCGTGATCGTGTCCTCCGTGCTCACCCCATACCCCGACACCGCCATCGCCCCCTGGAACTCCCCGATCACCCGGCTGCCCCCCGTGCTCAGGTTGACGATCGCCGGGAACACCGGCACCGTCCCATCCAAGTTCGCCGAGAGCTTGCGCCACACCTGGTCGTAGATCGCCCCGCCATACAAGTACCGGGTATGCGAATACGGCCAGACGGTATCCTGGTAGCGATTGATCGCCTCGGCGGCCAACTGATACGGCCGCTCCCACCCGGCGCCCGTATACACCAGCAAGGGGTACTGGCCCGGATTGACAAACGACGAGCGGTACTGGCTCGTATCGCTCCACCGGGTGTCACTGGAGAACGACCCGCCCACGGCCAGCGGATACGGCACCTCATTCGGTGTGGCGTACGGCAACAGGAACCCCGCGTACATCGCCTCATAGACCGTGCTGATCTTGGCCACCAGGATAAACCGCCGCCCGTTGGCCACCAGCCAGTACGGAATCGTCGTGTTCCACAAGAGGATCTGCGGATAGGCGTACCCGTGCAGCAGCTTGGGATTGCCCGGCTGACTGTCGAAGGGCGCCACCTCGGAAAACCCCGTCATCCCGCTGATCCGCCAGTTGAAATAATCCCCGCCCACGCTGTGGTACGTCTGGATCCCCACATAGACTTCCTCGTTGCCCGTCGTCCCGGGCCCCATCAGGACAAGCTGCTTGTCCCCACCCCCCGAATCCACGACGTACTCCGAGTCCGTGTACTGCTTGACGGACCATCTCTCGGTCGCGCCCATCCCCTCGGCCACCGGGAAGGAAAAGCTGTCATTCACCGCGTACGCCGTCGCGCCATCCGAGATCGTGAAGCTCACCAGCCCGTTATCGTACGCCACGCCGCTGGTGGCGTTGGCCTGGGCCCCGCTCACGGAGCCGACGGCCGTGAACGTCGCCGCCGGCCCCGTCGTCGTCGCCGTCAGCGTCCACGTCTCCGCCGGGGCGATGTCGTCGGCCTCGATCGTATCCACCGTCCCGTTGCCCGTGTTCGACCCGCCGGCGGTCACCTTGCCCGCCGCGTTCTTCGACGACAGGAAGATTTTTACCTGCTCCAGAAGGTCCAGGTAGTTTTTCGCGGTGGCAATCTTACAGGCCATTATCCCAGCACCCCCCGCAAGGCGTTGCGATTCCGGCGGATCACGTTGACGATCAGCTTCTCGCCGGCGGCGCTTTGCATGTAGTCCGCCGCCACGCTGGGATCGAGCACGTTGACGATCCGCGTGTGGTTTTCGACCGTGGGCGTCCCCTCGGCCGCCACCCCCAGCTTTCCATCCCGACCCCGGCGCAGCGGCATCACCGCCTCCGGCCCCGCCTCTCCCATCAGCCCGCCGCGGCGGGTTCCCTGCGCCATGGGAAACAGCACCGGCCGATCCACCACCCCGCCGGCGGCAAACGGCACCAGTTGACCCTGCTGGAACACGTTGCCCCGGCCGCTGAGCAGTCCGCCGAAGGCGGACCCCAATCCGCCGAAGGCGGCCTGGACCCCGCCGCTGATCCAGTCTGAGACACCTTGCAGGACGGTCTGGCGCATCACCAGGGCCGCAATCTCCCGACCCATCGCCCGCAGGGCCTCGCTGAAGCTCTCGGCGCCCGTCACGGCCCGCTCAAAGGCATGGGCGAACGAGTCCCCGATGGAGTCGGCCGTCTCGACCAGCCGCTCCTGGTCCCGCAGCAACTCCAGCTTGCGCCCGTACTCGTCCAGGATACGGATCGTCTCGGCGGACTGGGCCCCATAGGCCTTCTCCGCGGCCACCTGCAATTCCACCAGGTCCCGGCTGCGCTGGCGGCTCTCGTTCAATCGCCCGATGATCTCCATCTCCGCGTCGATCGCCGCCATCAGCTTGCCGATCTGCTCCCGGGCCGCCAGGGCCTCGGCCGTCACCTGTCCGCCGCGGCGGATGGCCTTGGCCGTCTCCGACCCGCCGAAGGCGGGCTCGACAATGGCGGACGGCTCAGGCATCTCCATCCCCACGGTCTGTTTCCACTCGGCGATCATCCGCCGACCGGCGTCCAGATGCTTTCCATACTGCGCGGTCCACCGCGCCACCACCTCCACCGGCGCCTCCCCCGTCACCGCCGCCACCTCATCCGCCATCTCCTGCACGGACGCCACCGCCTTGTCCCCGATCCGCGACAGCTCTCGCCCCAGCGTCTGGCCCGCCCGCTCCAAGGTCTCCGTGATCCGGTAGCCCTTATCGAGCTGAAGCTCCGTGCCGTGCAGCCGATTGATCGTCTCCAGGGCCGACCGGACCATCTGATCCGTCCCCCCGGCCATGACGTGGGCGATCTCATCCCGCAACTGGGCCGCGGACTTTTCCGCCATCATGTACACCGGGGCCGGCTGGCCCATCCCCAGCATCTGCGGCTGCTCCGGTGTGAGCGTCTTCGTTCGCAGGCCCACGCCATACGTCGCCGCCAGGTCGCGGAGCTGGGCCTCTCCCAAACCCTCCAGCAACCGGGCCACGTCCCCGGCCCGTTTCTGCCGGCCGATCCCCTCCAGGCCGGGTATCCCCGAGGCGTACAGGACCTCCAGGATTCCATCGGCCAGGACGCGTCCGATCACCTTCCACAACGCCAGCGACGCCCGAAACGCCGCCAGAATCGCCTCACCCACCAGGCCGGCCCCCGTCTGAAACACCTTCAGAAGCAGGCCGGCCCCTTGGCCTATCTCGAACGCCCTTTGCATCTGGGCCCCGATCTCGGCGGCCACATCGACCGCCGCCAGCATCGCCGCCCGTCCCCGCTCCAGCTCCTGGCCAAACACCCGGCCCGCCTCGGTCACGGACCCCTTCAACGCCGCCGCTCCCTCCTTCAGATCCCGCACCAGCAGCCGGGCCTGATCCAGGAACCCCCACGCGAACGCGCCCCGCAACCCGCCCACCGCCGCCTTGAAGAGCGTCCACTCATGGGTCAGTGTGTTGGTCATCTTGCGGTACGCCTCCATCGTCCGCCCGCTGGCCCGCAGCATAAAGTCCAGGTCATAGGCCTGCCCCTCGGCCTGCTTCAAGGCCGCGGCGAATCCGATGAACCCCCGGACGTTGGGCATGAGGGCCGCCACCTGTTCAGGGGTCGCGTCCGTGAGTTTTTTCAGAACCCCCAGCAGGCCCTCGGCCTTCAGCGTCGTGGAACTCAACTCGAATCCCAGCTCCCGCGCCGCCCGCTGGGACTCCTCGGTCGGTTGCAGGAACGTGGTCAGGATCGCCTTCATCGCCGTCACCGCGATGTCCGTCTTGACGCCGGCCCGCGTCATCGTCGCCAGGGCGGCGCCCAATTCCTCCAGACTCAGCCCCGCCACCGCGCTGATCGCCGCCACCTTGCCGATGTCACCGGCCAGCTCGGGGAACGTCGTCTTGCCGCGCTTGACGATCGCGAACAACAGATCGGACACCCGGCCCGCCTTGTCCGCGCTGAGCTGGTAGGCGTTCAGAATCGTCGTGATCGCATCGGCCGCCGTCCCCGTATCCGTCAGACCCGCCCGGGCCGCCACCGTCGCCACCTCCAGGACCTCCAGGGCGTGGGCCGTGTCGATGCTCGCCGACAGGATGTCGTACAGGCCCTTGCTGAGTGTGGCCGTGCTCTCTCCGTACCGGGCCTTCAGGTCCCGCAGCCCCGCCTCATACTTGGGCAGCAGGTCCATGCTCGTCTCATCCAGCATCGTCGAGACCATCGCCATCTGCTGCTGGAACTGCGCCCCGGCCTTGAGGGAGGCGGCCCCCAAGGCCAGCATCGACGCCTTGACCGTCACCAGGGCCCCCGTGACCAGCTTCAACGGCGCCAGCACCAGATCGGCCGAGCGCTTCACCGCGTTGAACGCACCCGTCGCCCCCGTCTGCACGCCCGCCAGGGCGGCCTTGGCCCGCTGGGCCTCGTGGATGAGTTTGCTGGCATCGATCGCCAGTCTCAGTGTCGCCATGTCATGTCCCCGGGGCCTGGTTTTTCTGACGGGCCCAGGCCAGCCACCTCTTGTCCATCGCCCGGATCAATCGCAGCCACTCGGCCCGATCCTCTGGGTCCGTCACGCCCTGCAGCCGCAGGACCGCCTCGATCTCCGTCACCGGGATCGGGTGCGCCGTCCATTCCACCACCCGGCCGGCGCTGAGGTCCAAGAACGCCTGCCACACTTCGGCCAGGTCCTCATGCAGGATCGGCCGCTCATCCCAGCTCGGCGTCCGGCGCCCTTTGGCCGCCCGCCGTTCGGCGATCTCCTGCAGGGCGGTTACCCCTTCGCCCCACTCCAGGTGCCACTGCAGGACGGCTAGGAGTTTTTTTCCGCGTCGTCCAAGAGCTCCTGGCGGAACAATTCACTCTCCCCGGCGGTATTCAGGACCCACGCGTAGAAGTCCTGCAGCGTCGGATCGCCGAACAGCTCCAGGCATTTTTCGGGGCTGTACGGGATCGGCTCGCCGTCGTCGTCCTGGAGATTTCGCCAGTCCACGACGATAAACCGCGCCACCGCCGGCTTGATCAGCTCCAGGATCTTCTCGCCCGCCTCGCCCGTCCCCGCCCGCAGCTCGCGCAGGTGGGGTTTCAAGAGCCGCCGGCGTGCCGCCTTGAACCGCTCGCTACTCAATGAGGCAATGCAGACCTCGATGCCCTCGGCAAACGGCACCCACGTCCCCTCTTGGGCCCGCTTGAGGTCCGTGCGAATCGCACTCAACTTCGCCACGTCACATCCTTTCCTTGGTGGGCCCACATGCCAAAACTACGCCGCCGGGAACCGCGCGATCCGGATCGTCACATCCTCGGTCGCGTGCCGGAACGCCTGGAACGACAGATTCGCCAGGACATCCTGGTTCTGCGCCCCCGCCTGGCGGCTGCCGTCGGTGAACCGCACATTGGGCAGGTCGATCACGTAGGCGTTGCCCGCCCCGTCCAGCAAGACCAGGCTCAACGATGTCGCCGTGCAGTTCAGGTACTTGTCGAACATCGTCGCGCTCTCGAAGTACGCCTCCAGCGTCCCCGTCACGTTCACCGTCCCCGTGCCCATGTCAAAGGCCCCGAGGTTGCCCAGCTTCTCGCGGGCCCGCAGGTTATTGGCCAGGTTCACGCCGAGGCTCTGGGCGTTCACCGCCACCCCGTTCTCCAGCAGCCCCGTGATGTCGTCCACGCCGTTCATCACCTCGCCCGTCGCCGCCGCGTCGTACCCCGTCCCGCCGCTGGCCGCCAACGATTCCTCCCGCGACCCGATGAACCCCACCGACCCGGTGATCATCGCGTTGAGGGCCGCGTTCAGGCTCAGCGTGTCCACCATCATCCCCGTGAACAGGCTCAGCTCACCCGACAGGTCGCTGAACGTGCGCTCGATATTGAACGACGTTTTTGTCGTGCCATTGACGATTTGGCCGCCTTGCGTGATCGTCACACTCGGCGAGGCCGCCTCATCCTCCAGCGTGCCGCCGGACACCTGAATCTCTCCGGCCGCCACCGACACCAGCTTGAAAAACCCGTTGTTCGCGGCGTTGCTGAACCCCGAGACCTTGATCCACTGGCCCACATCCAGGTCGGCCAAGCCATTGCCCGAATCCGTGAACGTGTTCCCCGTCGCCACCGCCGCGATGGTGGTGATCGGCCCCACCGTCTCCGGACTGGACCAGGCCGCTGACAGCAGCGCCGCCGCCAATAGATCATCGTACGCCCCGTAGCTCATCTCATAATTGATCTGGCCCGAGGCGTGGATGCTCGTCCGCGCCACATCGGCGATCTGCCGGTCGCTGCGGATCTCTTGCGACACCTGGATGCCCGTTTCCTGCTTGAGGGTTTCGCCGGTATGCCGGAGGATCTGCAGGTTCGAGCCGGTCACCTGCTCGCCAAAAACCGTTTCTTCGACGTACGCCAACTGCACCCGGTTGGTATCTGATACTGACATCGCTGTCGCCTTTCTTCAGATCAAAATGCAAAATGCGAATATCAGAATCATTTTGCTTTTTGATGTTTGATGTTTGATATCCCGTTATCCGAGGTCGTCCGCCCAAAACGGGCAGTGGACATTGATCTGCCAGGTGCTTTCAGACCGCCCCACCCGCACGATCGACGGCGTCCCAAAATGCACGTTCGACGCCTCCACCCCCCGGAACGCCGCCGTGATCCGGTCCGCCGCCTCCAACGCCGGCTGATCCCCATGCTCGACCGGGACGAACAGGCTGACCGTCATCACACCCACCGTCCGGAACCGCCGGCTCGCCGGCGCCCCCAGCGACACCTGCTCCGTGTCGCCCCAATTAATCGTCAGCCGGCCGTGCAAAGCATGGGGCCGGTCCAGGCCCGCGTTGTCGTACTGCGTCGGCAGGCCGTACACATCCGCGATCTGCGTCTTGAACCGACGGCGTATCGTGTTGGCCACGCTCTCGAACGTCACCGAAACAGGCTCCGCAATTCCTCGACCGTGATCCGCAGCATCCCGTTGGGGGCCTGCTTGCTGGACCCTTCTTCCAGGAACTCGATATACTCCACGTTGTTCGTGATCCAGACCACCTGCCCGGGCGGCAGTAATGAAAGGGCGGCGACTCCCCTGGCCACCACCTCATCACCGGTTTTATCGCATGTCGCCAAGGCCTGCTGCGCCGGCGACCCAATTGTCACCTGCCAGTTGCCGCGGGCCCGCCCCGTATCGACCGGCGTGCGAAACGCCAGCCGGCGCAGGGCCTCCAGCACGATCTTCTTCTGGAACGCCACGCCATCCCGGTCGATCCCTCGACCGAACGCGTCGATGTCCCGCTTAAAATCATCGATGCTCATCCCCGCCTCAACTGCAGCAGATACAGGCACACCTGTTCGCCGCTGTAGATCGGCTCCACGCTCACGATCCGATACACCTGGCCGTCGATCGTCACCGTCATCGCATCCGGCTTCGGCGTAAACGCCAGCCCCGAGGCGGCAATCCCCGTCTGCATATCCCCGGCCTGAATCACATCCGGCCCGCGGTACCCGTGCTCATAGGGGTACGGCGGGATGATCTTCACCGTGTAGGGCGTCCCCGTTCCCGGCGTCAGTTTCCCGGTGGTCGGGTCGTAGCCGGCGCTGGGATACACCGTAAACACCGCATCCTTGCCGAACGTCGTCAGTTTCGAGAGGACCAGGGGAACGAACTTGGCGTCCAGGCGCGTCGCCACGCCTATCCCCTTGCCATCACGTCACCCGCGACCACGATCCGCCGCAGCAGGTACGCGATCTTCGGATAGTACGGGACCTGCGATTTGCCACCCACGTATTGAAGGCTCTCGCTGATCGGCCCCACGGACACGGACTCGGCCGCCACGTCGCCGGGATGGGCCACCGCCCCCAGCAGATCATCGCCCGCCAGGTGCCGCAACGCCGCCTCCACCGCCGCGTACTTGACCGCCGGCGGGATCTCCGTGCCGTCGTACGCGTAGCCGTCCTCATCGACCGCCGAATATCGCGGCCAGCTCAGGGCATTCTCCCGGCGGGCCTTGTAGCCCACGAACCGCCCCCCGAACTTGAGGTCCACGAACTGCGTCCCCAGCCGCAGGGCCTCTTCCTTGGCCGCCTGATCCGCCGCCGTCCACGTCGCCTCCGCGCCATGGTCCTCGACGTACTGATCGGCCTCGGCGAGGGTGACGTAGCTGTTGGCGTCCGGCTTGCCGCTGCCGTCCTCGACCACGAACGTCGCCGGCATCGCCTACTCCCCGTCGGCTGCGATAATGGCCTCGATCAGGTCGGCCTTCTTCAGACCGGCGTACCCCTCGATCCCCAGCGCGTCGGCCCTCTCGCGCAGCTCGGCGACCGTCAGTCGGTCCAGGGGCGTCATCTGCGTGGCCTCCTGCGTGCCGTCCCCCTCGGCGGCCGGCGCCGGGCTCGGCGCCTCGCCTTCCAGCCGGTAGCCCTTGGCCCGGTACATCTCCAGATCTGTCTCGTTGACGATCATCCGCCCGGCGGGCCCGACGATCCTCACGGTCGGCAGTGCTCCCATCACGGCTCCTTGCATATCAAAAACCAAAGATCAAAAATCAAAAATAAAGGATCAAAATCATTTTGATTTTTGCGTTTTGATATTTGATTTTCCTTTGTGGTATCAAGGTCCCGCCCGGAGCGCGCCGGGCGGGACGGTTTCGTTGACTCGCTTCGCCCGGCTTACGACTGGCCGCAGCCACGACAGGCCAGGTTGGGGTCCAGCGTGGTCACGCCGTACAGCACATCCAGCGCCACGTGGACCTCCGAGGAGTTGCCCACGTAGTACACGCGGCTCCGCAGGCTCAGCCCCGTCACCGGGTCGGTGATCGTGGCGATCTTCGCCCCCAGGTCGTTGCCCATCTCGCTGAGCGGGGCCATCGCCAAGGCGAAGGCGTTGCGGTGGAACGCCAAGTTCGCCCGGTGCGTATCCGTGCGGATCGTCACCGCCTCATCGCCGCTGCACGCCGCCGTCAGCTTCGGCGTGATCGACACGCTGATGGCGTTGGAGCTCGCCGCCGCGTCGGCCGTCACCGCGTAGCGCTGGCTGTGGCCCGCGATCACCAGCGAGTCCCCGGCCTTGAGAGTGCCGGTCAGGGTCGTATCGTAGAGCGTCACGGAGGAGGCCCCCTTGCTGTGGGCCCCGCTGACCTTCGGCGCCGCGGCCGTGACCGACCCCGAGGTATGCAGGGGGACGTTCTGATTGGCGAAGATCTCGAAGCCGTACTTCATCCCCAGCGTGCCTCGCATCTGCGCCGCCACGCCCGTATCCCCCGCCCCCTGGTGCTGCGTGAAGGCGGGCAGCACCAGCAGCCCCTGCTCCAGGTTGCCGTCGATCATGTAGTGCATGTTGCCCACGTCGAACAACGGCACCGCGCTGTCGAACATCGCCCTCCGGACGCCCGTGATGTCCGTCACGTCCGTCGAACCGTTGTCCTTCAGATCGTGGAACCAGGGGATGTCCTTGTACAGGGCCACCAGCTTCTGATCGATGTCGTCGGCCAGGGCATAGGCCGCCGGACGGATGTGGTCCCGGATGATCCGCTCGCCCGTGAACGCCAGCTCCTTGTCGGTCAGCGCGAACTTCACCTCCCGCCAGTACTCCAGCGTGAGGTTGACGTAATCGGTCGCCAGCTCGGCCGCCGTCGCCGGCGCGTTGGCCGCCGTGAACGTGCTGGGCCGGCGGATGCTGATGGTCTCCCCCTTGGCGAACGACCGACGCTCCTCATCGTAGCCCCGGTGGACGCGGCCCGCCATGCCCAGGGCCTTCTCCAGTTGGATCAGCGCCTCCTGGGCGTAAAAGATGGGGTTGTACGCCGTAATGGTATTTGGCATGATGGTGTTCCTTTCGTGGGTTCAGACGGCTGTTGTTCTTCCGGGAGGCGATTAGCCTTCGACCATCTGGAGCGTCACCCCCGCCTTGGCCGCCGCCTCCTTGGCGGCCCGATACTTCGCGGGGTCTCTGGCGTCGGTGGCATTGATCGTGTACCCGCTCGTGCGGCCTGGCGGCGTGCCCCCCGCGGACCCCGTCGCGCCGCTCCCCGACGCCCCCGTGCCCTCGAAGCACACCCCGTAGGTCGCCGACTGCTTCATCTCGGCGACCAGTTCCTCGATGCTCATCGGCCCGGTCTTGCCCGTCGCCGGGCTGATCCGCACGTTGCCGTCCACGCCGACCACCTCGACCACGAACTCGCCGTTCTCGGTCTCCCGCAGCCGGGTCGCGGCCTTCACATGCGGCAAGAGCAACTCGGCGTTGCCCTTGGCGTCCGCCAGGGCCTTGACCGCGTTGGCCTCCACGAGCACCTTCTCGACCTGCCGCGTGCGCTTGTCCAGCCTGTCCTGCAAGGCCTTCAGCTCCACGCGGTGCTTCTCATCCAGTTGCGTCTTGAGCGTTTCGATCTGCTCCTTGACCTTGTCCTCGGGCCGCCAGTTGGCCATCTCCTCGACCTTCTTCAGCGCCACCCGGGCCTTCTCGGGGTCGAGTCCCTCAAACGGCTTGACCAGCCCTTCGGCCTTCTCCCGGCTCGCCCGCTCGGCACTCAGCGCCGACTTGAGCCCCTTGACGTTCTCCAGCGCAAAATCGCCCACCGGAGCCACATCCAGCAGGTACGTTTCGTCCTCCTGGGGCATGTACTCCTGCTTCAGTTCGTCGCTCAGTCCGTCCCACGCATCCTTGTTGATGATTGCCGCCAACGCCATAATTGACTCCTTCTCGGCCTCCCGCCGACCGATCTCGTCTCAGGATCCTCCCGATCCCGGGGCCTCCCGCCCATTCGCCTCTATCCGCAAAGCCGGGAACGCCCCGGCCTGACACCGAATAATTCAAATATCAAAGATCAAAGATCAAAATTATTTTGCATTTTGCATTTTGCCTTTTGATTTGCCGGATGGCCGACCACTGGAACAACCCGCTCCATATTCAATCTACACTATTTTCACGCCCCGCGCCTCGCCGCCTGCACATCTTTGATGCTCAATCCCTCCCGTTTTCGCAGGTCCTCCAGGGTCAATCGCCGCCCGTCCACGCTAAACCGGTCGATCTTCACCTTGCCCTGTCGATACAGCCGGCCCCGCGTCGGTCCCAGGACCTCGTCCTGCACCGCCGCGGGCTGCCGCTTGAGCCATTGGTTGTACGTCAGCTTCTCGCTCACCTGCCCGTCCATGCTCGCCCGCGTCCCCGGCTCCAGCTCACCGGCCTTGATCCCCATCTGGCGCCAGCTTCGCAGCACCGGCACCGTCCGCGTCCGGCACCCGTAATGGAACGGCGGCCGGGGGCCTTCCCCCACGCCGAACACCTGCCCATCGTAGTGGATGCAGATGTCCGTCGTCCGCGTGTCCAGCGTCGCCACGATCTGGACGCCCTTGACCACGTCCCGGTTGGCCTCGTACATCGCCTCGCTGGCCCGGTTCACGATGTCCGATATCGACGTGCGGACGATGGCCTCGATGTTCCGCCGGCTGGTGTTCAGGATCCCATCGGCGTACCCCCGGGCCCGCGTCCCGCGAATCCGCCGGACGATCCGGTCGATCCCCTCGCCCTGCGCCAGCCCGATATGGATTTGCCCCATCACCTTGCGGGCCGTGGCCTGTCCGCTGAGCTTCACCAGGTCCTGCACCAGTTCGCCCTGAACGCGGCTTCGGCCCAGACTCGCCTTCAGGATCCCGATATGCGGCGACCGCAGGTCCATCGTGATTCCCGCCGGCATCGCCCATTGCAGCATCGCCTGGTTCCACTCGGCCTCGGTCAGCCCGATCTGCTCAAGCCGCTCGCTCAGATGCTCGCCCAGTCGGGCATACCCCCCGGTCGTCACGCCCGTCACGGCGTCCTTGAGGTCCTTGAGGCGTTTCTCGGTCATGGTGCCCCGGCCCAGGTGCCGCACCAGCCGGGCCACGAGGTCCGGCTCCACCTTGTCGTTCAAAAAGCGCACCATCCGCCGCACCTCCGCGGTCTTGACCCGTTCCAGGACCACCGCGTGACGGATCGCCCCGTCCAGGATCCTCTGGTTCACCGGCTCAATCATCCTGGCCCTCGTCGTCGCTCTCGTCGTCGTCCGCGAACCTGCGCTCCAGACCCAGCGGGGGGCCCTCGGCCTCCAGCCGCGCGATCACCTCGTCGATGTCGGTGGCCTCGCCCAGCAGAGCCCGCCGCTTGACCTCCCGCAAAAATGTCTCGCGGTCCAGCTCACCCGCCTGCCGCATCTGGATCAGCGCCGCAATGTCCGTCGCCGCCCGCACCGAGACCCCAAAGTCGTTGAACACGTCGATCCCGAAATCCTCCGGCAGCGTTTCGTGGGTCCACCGGGCCGCCATCCCCATCCCCCGTTCCAGGCCCTGCTCCAGCGCCCGAATCCATGCCTGGATCGTGCTCTGGGATTTGGCCTCGTCGATGGATTGCCCCGTGGCCGTCTGCGTGCCGCCAGGCCGGCTCAGCAACGGCTCCAGCCCCAGCACCGTCATCCGCTCCTCGATGTCCAGCACATCCTGCCGGCCCGCCGCGATCGCCTGGCCCGTATGCTCCACGTAGCGCATCTCCGCGTTGGGCGAGGTCGTGCGAAACAGCCGATTCGGCCCCAGCACGATCTCCTTGTCCAGGTCCTCCTGCGTCAGCCCCCGGGCGAACAGCAGCGCCGTCCGGGCGAACCGCAGGATGTTGGCCTGATCGGAGTAGCTTTGCCAGTGCCGCAGGTTCATCCACGCCAGCGGCTCCATCGGCGGCAGCCCCACCATAAACCCCTGGCGGTTGACGTAGATCGTCACCAGCGGGATGCCGCCAAACGTGTGCTCCCCCTGCTCCACGGAGACGTACTCGCCCTGGTCCATCGGCTCGTGGATCTCCCACCGGTCCGCCATCCACACCCGAATCTGATCCACCTGGCTGGCGCCGTACAGCCCCTCATCCGCCTGGCGCGTGGTGGTCCAGCGAATCTGCGTCAGCACCGGCGCCCGATCCATCATGACATACCGCCACCCGATCAGGTCCTCCGGCCGGATATGCACGAACGTCGGCACCAGGCCATTCTCATCGGCCAGCGTCGGCCGTTGGCCCTCCGCCCGTGGGCTTCGCGGGAAGTCCACCAGGATGTGCGTCACGCCCCGGTTGAGCAGCGTCCAGAACACCTCCCGGGCAAACTGCGTCAGGCTGGAGCCCTGGCCGTCCACATTCGCCAGCATGGCCTCCAGGCACTTCGGCCCGCCGCGGCCGGTCCCCTGCACCGTCACCGGCCGGGAAAACGGCCGCCCGCACAGATCGTCCACCGTATCGGCATAGGCCCCGTACAGGATGCTGCGATCCAGCCGATTCTGCCAGGCCTGCGGGTCCTCCCGCGGCTCCTTGGGCAACCACCGAGAGCCCGCCCGCCGCATCGCGGCCGTGCCCCCCAGCAGATCATCGATCAGCGTCCAGTGCGTGGCCATGTCCAGGTACTCCCGACACGGCGTGCTCACATCATTCTGCGGTTCGTTCATCATCCGTCACTCTCTGTCTCACTGTGTCCCGTCATGGACAACAATCCCAGCCACCCCAGCGTATCCTGCTGCAGGGCGACCCGCGCTGCGCCACTGGGTCTGTCTGTTTGGCGATCCAGCCTTGCTCGTGCTCACTGACCCTCGACACCCCCCACGCCGCAGGCGGACCGGACCCACCATGTTTTTTCCTCCAGGTAGGCATTGCGACGCGCCCACGTGCCCACCGTCCAGCGGTACGGTTTGCCCGGCCCCTCATAGGCGGGGCTGATCCAGTCACAGATCTGCAGGTCCAGTGCCGGGCTCGCCGCCAGCTTGCCGATCGCCTCATCCGTCATCCCCGCCTCGGCAAACGGTCCGGCGTGCCAGACCACCGGCCGGATATGCCGCCGGACCCGTTCCAAAAACACCTTTGGTTCGATCCCCTCCCCGTCGGCCACGATGTCCAGGACCTGCTCCACCTCCGGCCACACGGTCTCCTGACCCGCCGGAATCAGCCTATGCGAGACGTGTGCAAAGAGGACGGCCTTCTGACCCACCTTCTCCCGGAGCCGCCTGACCAACTCCAGCGATCCCGACCGATCCTGCATCAAGAGCCCGTCCAGATACAGCCCGTCGATCCCGAGACGCATCAACTCCGACGCCACCGCCAGATAATCACCAAGGTCCATCTTGGACACTTCCAGCCAGTAGAACGGCGACGTGTAGACCAGCACACGCTTGCCCGCTGCGTGCATCGCCGCCAGGCACCGCTGGAACTCATCGCGGCGCCACGGGACGTACGGACCGCTCGGCTGGTTCGGCCGGGTCGGGTTGTGTGTCTGCTCGTGCCACATGACATCCGTAATCGGCAGCGGCGCCAGGACCGAGGCGATCCAGTCATCCGGCGGCATCCGGCCGTAATCCGAGGCGGGCGCCCCGGGCCTATCATCCGTGGCCGGACAGGCCGCCTCACAGACGGGATACATATACGCGATGTCGATGCTTCTCATGCCTGTGGCCCTATCTCAGCAGCACCACCGTCCCGGCCGCCGCCAGCCCCGCCACCAGGGCCGACATCGCGTGCCACACCAGGCCATGCACCAGCGACCGCCGCCACATCCGGCGGTTTTCCTTATGCTCCAGCAGATGGTCCTTCAGCTCCGGACACGGCCGGGGTCGCTCGGCCAGCTTCTCCACCAGATGTCCCACGTTCGCCGCCAGCGTCGCCTGCCCCACCTCCAGGGCTCCCATCCGCTCGTGCAACCGGTCGATGTCCTTGCGGCTTACGTCCATCCCATCGCCTCCCGGTTATCCCATGCTTTCACTGCGGAACCCGTGCGTCTTGGCCAAGACCCGGTACCGCGTCTCATCGGCGATATGATCCTCCGCCTCGGTATCCACGTCGTCGGGGTTGTGGCTGTCCCGGGGCAACACGGGCAGCGTGCGAATGAAGTGCCGGCAGGCGCTAAACACGTACAGCCCGGGGCCTTCTTTGGTGAGGCTGTTCTTGAGCCGATGACGGATCAATTCCCAGCCGTTGACCCGCGAGCCCGAGACCTTGTTGGCCGGCGTCCAGGTGACCCCGATGCCCGCCATGTCGTCGGCAATGGACTTGCCGTTATCGACGGCATAGATGCTGGAGTCCGCCGGCCCGGGATACACCCGCCATCCCATCCGCCGCTGTCGCTCGATGATCCTGCGGGCCACCTCCGCCGCCAGCTCCCGCGTCCCCTCATTGGGCGTGCCCGTGCAGCCGTACAGCTCCGAGATGCGAAACAAATCCCCCCGCTGCGTGGGCCGCGTGCTTCTATCGTTCAGGACGATGTCCGTCCCGTCGCTCTCCGCCCACCAGCCCACGCTGTACGGCTTGGCCGACCCCCAGTCGAAACTGCGATCCAGCCGCCAGCTTGGGGGCACCTGGAACGGCTCGACCACGTGCACCCCTGGCTCCCACACATCGTCGAACATCCCCCCGGCGACAATATCCCACCGCCCCAAGAGCCACGCCTCCCGCCGCGGCCCGCTCTGGGCCTTGAGGTTCGTCAGGTACTGCGGGTCATTCTCCAGCAGGATCCGGTTCTCCCAGATCGTCCCGTGGATCGCCACCCGCGGGTTGCCGCCCTCCTCCTCGATGATCTGGCCCCGCGGCGCCGGGTCGATGAACCGGGCCTTGACCCAGTTGTGCCCCGGGCCGTACGGATTGCACGTCGCCCGGTAGTGACGCGGCATCCCCGGATACGATGACCGGCACACGGTCTTCATCATCAGGTAAAGGCCCGGATTGGGCCAGTTGGTCAATTCCTCCCACCCCACCCACGGATACTCGTGCCCGTGGTACTTCCAGTAGTCCTCCTCCCGCCGCGCGTGCCGGAACAAGAGCACCTCGCCTGCCGGAAAGACCCACCGGCAATCGCCCGCGTTGAACACGGCCCCCGGAAAGATCAGCGGGAACCAGCGTTTGCTCTTGGCGATCACGTCCTCCAGGTTGCGGAACTCCTCGCGAAAGAGGACCCCCCGCCAGCCGGCCCCAAACCCCCGGCCCACGAACTGCGCAAAGTCCATCAGCAGGGCGTCGGTCTTGCCCGGCCCCCGCGTCCCCTCGTACAGGCACTCGAACACCGGGCACGACAGGAACAACGCCTGACTGCCCGGTTGCGGCGCCCAGATCACGTTCACCGGCGCCTGCCTACCCGGGATATTCGTCTTCTGCGTCTGCTGATCGGTCGCCATCCGTGACCCCGCCTTGTTCCTGCTGCCGGCTGGCCCTGGTCTTCCACGTCTCCAGATCGACCTCGCCGCCCACCAACAGCACGCCACTGACGGGACCTTCCGTGGCCACCGTAATAAGCTTACCAAATTTCGTGGGGAACTGCTTTTCCAGGAGCCACATCCAGATATTCGACGCCGTGCGGTAGTCCCCCGCGCCATGCGCATCCCGGGCCTCGCGGTTCAATTCCGCCAGATAGCCCGTCATCACCGTGACGCGCGCACGCGCGCGTAGGTCGCGCAATCCCAGCGGACCGGGTTTTCCATCGGGGCCGACGGGCTTTACATTCCGCTGCAGCCAGCCCCGGAGTTGCGGGAATCGAACCCCCACCTTGTGGCAGATGTCCTCATCGGTCAGCTTGTCGCCTACCAGCTTCCAGTAGAACTCCAGCTCCTTGGCCACGTTCTCTGTCAATGATGCTTTTCGGCCCACGGCTCAGACCCCCGTCCGGGCGTGGGGCACGCCCGACTGGCGGCGGGGCACCCGAAAGCTGATCCCCACCACCCCCTTGCGATTCACGAACCCAATGTACTTGCCCCACTTGCGTTTCAGGTACGCCATATCGGCCTGTTCCTTGGCCATCGTCCGCTCGGCGGTCAGGCCGCCCCGGTTCGTGCGGCGCTTCGCCACCCAGTAGTACCGGTTATCCTGCCAGACGATCCGGTGCTTGAGCAGGCTGGCCAGGCACAGATCCGCGTCTTCTTTCACCCGCTGGTGCTCGTCGAACCGGACCTCCCGACCGATCAGGCCCCACGCCTGGTTCACCCACAGGTGCACCTGGAAAGGCTTATTGGCCCGGTAGTCCAGGGGCTTTCCACTGGTGGCAAAGCCCCACACCCGGGCCCCGGCGTCGCGGGCGCACAGGTACGTGTTATCCAGGATCTGCTCGATGATCTCGGGGTCCTGGATCACGCGGTTCATCTCGTGGGTTCGGGCGTGCAGGGCCACCAGGTCATCGTCCGCCATGAACAGGCACTCCTCGTTGAACCGGTCGATGATCCAGTTGCGCACCCGGGCGATGCCGTGAATGGCATCGGGGATTTCGACGATCTCAGCGACGCTTGGCCCGACGGCCTTTTCGTACCGAGGCCTTTCCACGTCGGTCACCACCAGCGTCGCCCCCCGGATCAGCCGGTGGCTCGTGATCGTCTCCCACCGGCCCCGACTCAGGATCACCTTGCGCATCGAGAAGTTGCGATAGAACGCGTGCCCCATCCATGACCCTTCCCAGCCCGATCCGCTTGCGCTTGACGATCTGGCTGTAGTTCACATCCGTGACGCCCAGCGCCTGCAGGGCGTGGACCCAATCGTACGCGTTGCGGAACATCAACACGATATAGTCATAGTGCTCGTGCGGATGCAGCTCCATGGCGGGGATCTCGTGCTCCCCCAGCACGGCCCCCTCATCCTGCTCGTCCGCCTGCTTGAGCAGATCCTCCACCTCCTGCGGGGAATACCCCGCCAGGATCGTGCTGGCGTTGGCATCCAGCAGCTTACTGAGCGCCGCCCGCTCCAGCAGCGGGTCCCGCATCGCCAGTTCGGGAATCTTGTTGTCCGCCAGGAGTTGAATCCGCTCATCGGTCTCGCTGGCGAAATCCTGCCAGTCCACCGGCACCGTCTCGAGCCCCAGTCGCTGGGCCGCCAGCAGCCGGCAATGCCCGGCCACGATGAACCCCGACCGCTTCGAGACGACAATCGGGAACCGCCAGCCGATACTGGCGATCAGATCGGCCAGCGTCGCAATCTGGGTCTCCCCGTGGACGTTGGGATTCTCCGGATGCGGCTTCAGGCTCTCCGGCGGCACCAGATCGGTATACGCGCACTCAACCTTGATCGACGCACTCATCGAACAGTCCTGGAATGCGGGGACTCAGGGCCGCCGACTCCGACGCCAGAAAGTCCTCCTTGGTCTTGCCCAGGCGCTTGCCCCTGGACGTATGGCAGTCGTAGGCATACTCCGGGACGGGCAGCCGCTCGCCGTCCTCCAACTGATCCAGGTACGCCTGGGCCTGGTCGTCCGTGATCTGCTTGCGGTCGTACAGGTAAATGATCGCGTGGTCGCTGTCCCGGCACTTGTTCGACACCGCCAGCAGCAAAATCGCCTTGGCCACAAACAACCGGCCCTCCGGCTTGTCGTGGGCCTTGACCCCCTTGTTGCAGAACTCAAACGCCTCATGGAGGGCCCGGACCTCCTGCGTCACGCAGCCCGCCACGTCCTCGGCGCTGATCACATGCAGCCGCTTCCACAGGACGTTGTGGAAGTTCGGCCACAGCTCCAGGCCAAAGTACACCGCCGTTCCGGCCTCGCCCCGGCGGATGGCCTTCTGCAGCGCCGACATCACGTCGAACAAACTGTACCCCTGTTGCGTCGTCGGACGGAAACTCATCAT